CCGGTCGTCGAATACCACCAGGCGTTCGGCAACGGCCTCGAGCGTTACGTGTTCACCATCCTGGTGCTGATGCAACGCTTCGACGTGGCCGCCCAGCAGGACCTCGTCGACAGCCTCATGTCGGGTGCCGGCTCGGTGCGGGCCCTCATCGAGGGCGACCTGACCCTCGGCGGCAACGCACAAACCTGCCAGGTGATGTCGGCGACCTCATACGGGGCCGTCGACTTCAACGAAACCACCTACCTCGGATGCGAGTGGACAACGGAGGTCTACGCATGACCAAGAAGAAGAACGACTACACGGTTGTGGGAAACCACACCGTCCTGGGGCACGACCCCGGCACAACCTTCTCGTCGGACATAACCGACGAGCAGGCCCAGCAGCTCATCGACGGCGGCCACCTGGCAGCCGGTAAAGGCCCCAAGGAGGCATAAAAAATGGCAGAGTTCATCGGAGGTGCTGGCGCAGCAGTCACTGTGAATAGCGTCGACCTCTCAGACCACATCACCCAGGCGTCGCTGGAGATCAACTACGACGACGTCGAAACCACGGCGTTCGGCGATACGACGCGGACACGCATCGCCGGCCTCGGCGACGCAACCGTCAACATCACCTTCAACCAGGACTACGCGGCCTCAGAGGTCGACGCGACGCTGAACGGCATCGTCGGTACTGCCGTTGCCTTCGAGTTCACGCCCGAAGCCGGGTCAGTATCAGCCACCAACCCGAAGTATTCCGGCTCATGCCTGATCACCAGCTACACACCGATCGCGGCCGAGGTCGGATCGCTCGCGACGCTGTCTGTGTCGTGGCCGGTAACGGGAGCCATCACCAGGGCTACGTCCTAACCAGAAAGGGGGGCCAGCGATGCCCAAGGGAATGAAAGTCGACTTCGCCATCACGCACGACGGCGAAGCCCGAACCGTCACCGCAGGACCCGTGTCCATAGTCGCCTTCGAGCGCAAGTGGGGCGTCGGGTTCATTGCCATGATCAGCCAGCCCCACGTCGAACACCTGGCGTGGCTGGCCCACGATGCGCTCCACAAGCAGGCCCTGGCCGGCAACGGCCCGGCGATCAAGCCGTTCGACGAGTGGCTTGCGGGCCTCGACGACATCCGTGTCGTCAACGAGGGCGACGAGCCGGTCCCTTTGGCTGGGACTCCCTGACCGTCCAGGTCGCCGCGTTAGCGGTGCGGACAGGGATCTCGCCCAGGGAGCTGTACGAGCTCGACGCCACGATGCTCGACGCGATGTGGCGGGTCCTGTCCTGGCAGGTCGACGAGCAGAAGAAAGCAGCAGACCAGGCGAAGTCGAGGAGGCGCAGGTGACAGTCAAACCGCTAAAGACATCCAAGAAGCTCGCCGGCGACGTCGAGATCTTCGGCCTCCAGGAGATGCAGCGGGCCCTACGCAAGGCACCACCGGAGACAAGGAAGCGCGTCAACGCCGGCTCCAAGGAGGTCGCCGAGCATGTCGTAAAGTTGATGAAGGTTCGCGCCCGCACCGTTCCGCACGCCCACCAGTACGAGCTCGTCGTGCCGTCGCTGCGGGCCATCGCCGGCCGCACCCCCCGGATGCGTATAGGTGGGACACGCAAGGCCCGCGTGTCGCGCAAGGCGCGCCCCTCTGTCGGCGAGTTCCTCCACGGCGTCGAGTTCGGCGGCCGCGCAAGGAAGCGCACCTCGAGGGGCGGTTCGACGATGCAGTTCGCACCTCACCGGGGCCGCAAGGGGTACGTCATCTTCCCGACGATTGCCGCCTCACATGAGTTCATCAAGAAGGAATACTCACGCCAGATCGAGAAAGTGCTGAGGGGCATCTGATGGCATCAACGGTTCGTACCCTCACAGTCAACTTCGTCGGCAAGACGAAGGACCTCGACAAGGCGTTCAGGCGCGTTTCCAAGGGTTCGAGCCTCATGTCGGACAGGATGGCGCGGGCAGCGTCGATAGGCATGGGGGCGTTCGCAGGCATCGGCACAGCCGTGGCCGGCGCTGTGATGACCCTGAAGCCGATGGTCGCCGCGGCCGCCGACGTCGAGGAGTCCCTGTCCAAGAACCGCGTCCTGTTTGGCGACGCCGCCGTAGCTGCGGAACAGTTCGCCGAAAGCTCCGCTGACGCGTTCGGCATATCGCGCCGCGACGCCCTCGAGGCGGTCGGCGTGTTCGGGGCCCTGGCGCATGCAATGGGAATGCCCCAGGCCGAGGGTGTCGACCTGTCGGTCACGATGACGAAGCTCGCAGCGGACATGGCGAGCTTCGGCAACGTGGGCGTCGAGGAAACCCTGACCGCCCTCCAGGCCGGCCTCCGGGGCGAAGCCGAGCCGCTGCGCCGCTTCGGCGTGCTCCTCGACGCCGCAACGCTCAAGACCAAGGCCCTCCAGATGGGCCTCATCGAGAACGAGAAACAGGCCCTTACGCCGCAGACAAAGGCGCTGGCCGCGTACGAAGTCATCCTCGAGCAGACGGTGGTCCAGCAGGGCGACGCCGAGAAAACATCGGACAGCCTGACCGGTCAGCTGAGGAGGCTCGCAGCCACGTTCGACGACGTCAGCGTCGCAATCGGCGAAGGGCTCCTGCCGGTAGTTACCGACGTGATTACAGCCTTCAACGAGAACCTCCTGCCGTCGATCAAGGCGTTCTGGGAGGACCCGTCGGTTGCAACGTCGGCCAGGGAAGGCGGCAAGATCTATTGGCGCATGTTCGGGGAAGGCGTCGAGGAGGGTGCCGCCGAGGAAGCCGAAGGGCTCCAAGGCTGGTGGCGGGTGTTCACGCCGCCGGCGTTCGTTTTCGCCGGAGCGGTGCGGTCTGGAGCCAGATGGATCGGTTTATTCCAGGAGGGTATGCGCGAGGAGCGGATCGCCGAGGAGCTCCAGGCGATATTCGACCGGGCCGCGCAGCAGCTCAACATCGACTGGGAGGAGTTCTTCAACGTCGAGGCGATGGGCGTCCGCGAGGAGTTCGTCGTCGAAGGCTGGCAGGACGTTGTCCCCGGCTTCGGCGCGGGGCCTCCGAACGCCACCGTCAGCGATCCCCTGGGCGGCTTCTCAGCACAAGACATCCAGGGCACCGGACCCGGCCTAGTGGCAGTAGCCGAAGCGCAGGCAGCAAACCTGGCAGCTGAGGCGCAGCTCGCAGAAATGAACGAGGCGCTAGGTGCCGCCCAGCAGGGCCAGCTCGACGTCGCGGAGGCGTTCGCCGAGCTCCTGAGCGAGATGGAGGATCTGCGCCTCGTCGGCATGGGCGAGGAGGACATAACAGGCACCGGGGCCGGCCTGATCGCCGTAGCCGACGCGCAGATCGAGGCCGCGGCGAAAGTCGACGAGATCACATCCTTCCTGAGCACGCATGGTGGACAAACACCCGGCGGCCGAAACGCGCCGTCCCCGGTCAACATCACGATCAACGCCCCGGCTGTAACCGGCAAGGAAGTCATCGACGCAATGGCCGAAGCGGTGAAACAAAACGGGCCGTTTAGTCGTCAATGGGTCGGCCAGTGACGTGGCTACCGCTACGCACACCGTCAACATCTACCTCGACGGCCACTACCGAAACGTCACCGCCGACGTCCGCGCCGTTCACATCTCCTACGGCCGCCTGCGGGTCACCGACTCGTTTCGCGCCGGCAGCTGCCGCATAAGCCTCAACAACCAGGACAACGCCTACGGCCCCCTGGCCGGCGGCACTTACGGCGACTCGCAATGGCTGAACGCCGAGGTGCGGGTAATGGTGTCGATCAACTCCCCAGGCGTGGCGACAACTTTGTTCCGGGGACGCATCGAGGACGTCGACACCCTGTACCCGAACTCGAGGGATTCGACGGTCGTCGTCAAGTGCCTCGACGGCATGTCGCTGCTGGCGCGAACCGAGCTGACCGACGTGTCATTCTCCCAGGAGGTCGGTTCGGTTCGCTTCTCGGCGGTGCTCGACGACTCTCAGGTCGCCTACCCGGCACAACCCGGCAGCCCGACGACGGCAGACCCGACGACGCGAGACATCGACGCCTCGTCGGTCACGATGCAGGCCGCAGACGTCGCCGAGATCAACACGACGACGTACACCGAACGCCTCTCACAGTCCGAGGACGGCGCAATCTTCGTTCGGCACGGCATGGCAGGCGGCGGCACCGTCACCGCCGGCGACCGCGGCGACATCCTCACCTACAAGAAGCGGTACGCCGACTCGGGTGTCACCGGGCTGACGTTCGGAGCCGGCGACGGCACCGCCGCCGCCGAGCCGGCGTTCACGAACATCACGACAATGTTTGGCACCGAGCTCCTCTACACGCGGGGCGTCTACCAGCGCACCGGCGGTGACGACCAGATATTCGACGAAAACGTGATCGGTCAACCCGCTTACGGCATACGCACCCTGGTGCGCCGCAACCTGCTCAACGACTCCGACGACGATGTGCTCACAGCCTGCAAGAACTTTGTCGCCCTGCACTCCACGCCTGCTCTGAGGGTGTCGAGCCTCGAGTGCAAGCCGTTGGCGCTCACCGACGCCCAGGCCGAGAAGGTCGCGAAGCTGACAATCTTCGACGGCATCCGCGCCCAGTTCCAACCCATCGGGGCCGGCGCAGCGATGAACCAGGTTCTGCGCGTCGAATCGGTCACGCACGACATCACGCCGAAGGACTGGACTATGCGCCTGGGCACGTCAGGCAGCGGCGACACCGTGTTCCTGATCCTCGACTCGGCCGACTTCGGCCTCCTCAACACCAACAAGCTCGCACCCTAAGGAGACCCCCATGCCGGCACCAGCTGGTTTCAAGACATTCGTGGCCGGAGCGGTGCTTAGCGCCACCAGCGACGTTCAGGTGTTCCTCATGGATCAGGTTTGCACGGTCTGGAATGACGCCTCGGCCCGCACGTCCGGCCTGGGCTCGCCGGCCGAGGGGCAGATCAGCTACCTCAAAGACACCGACTCTGTCGAGGTGTATGACGGCAGTTCCTGGACCGCCGTCGGTGTAAGCTTCACCTGGACGGGCTCGACGGCGAACGGGCTCGCCACCTACGGGTCGTCGACCACGGTTGTTGCCGAATCGACCGCCACCTACGACGGCACAACGCTGGAACTCACCCAGTCGGGTGGCGGCCTAAAGATGGACGGCCTCGCTTCCAGCAATGCCAACACGCTGGATGACTATGAGGAAGGAACTTTCTCGGTTGCCTTCACGGCCTCCTCGGGGACGATTACCGCCGCCGCGAACACTTGCACCTATGTGAAAATCGGTCGGCTTGTGCTCATCGGTGGAGAAGTCGGCGTGTCGGCGATCTCGTCGCCCACGGGGACGCTGAACCTAACGGGTCTACCGTTCACCGCTGGCATCAACTGTTATACCGGCACGACCGCGAAGTATCTGGCGTCGGCTGTCACCGAGGGCACCGTCATTTCCGACATCCCGTCCGGGCAGAGTCGCATGAACCCCTTGTCGTGGGGCGGCGGCGACTGGTACGAGCAGATCGCCGACAAAGTCGATACCGGAACGTACTTCATGGTGTTCGGCTCTTATTACGCCAACGCATAAGGAGAATGACATGGCACTAAGCAAGACGGTCGTCGTGGACAGGATCGAAGTTCTCGAACGAGGCCAGATTCAAGTCCGAACGGCGACCTGCATCGCCGAGGACGGCACAGAACTGTCCCGCAACTTCCACCGACACGTTCTGTCGCCTGGGGATGACACCACCGGACAGGATGACCGCGTGGCCGCTGTCGCCGCCGCTGCATGGACGACTGACGTGGTCGCTGCGTGGGATGCGT